TACGCACAAACATCCTAAGAAGATTCGGATGGGTACGCGGATTTGTCGCTACGCCCAAAAGCCTGGAAATGAAAAAGGGAGTTTGCCTGAAATTGTTGGGAAACTACTGGCCGCCCGAAAGGCCAAGCGCGCCGAAATCGGCAAAACAGATGATCCATTCAAGAAGGCGCTGCTCGATGCGGAGCAAAATGCCTATAAGATCACTGCAAACTCGCTGTATGGCCAGTTGGGGTCGCGCACATTCAAGATTCGGCTCCAGGATTTGGCGGCTTCAGTGACTGCCTATGCGCGCAAACAGATCATGTTTAGTAAGGTGGCTATCGAGACCTTTTATGGACCCGCTGCCGCTGATCCGCGATGCTCAGCCGAGGTTGTATATGGCGATACGGACTCTTTATTCGTGAATTTCAATCCTCGGAATCCCAAGACTGGTGAGCGTTACACGGGTCGTGAGGCAATTGTGAAGACAATCGAGCTAACAGAGGAGGCAGGGCACTTTATTACAGGAGCTCTGAAGGCACCACATGACTTTGAATATGATAAGGTCTTCTATCCCTTTATTATCTTCAGCAAGAAGCGATATGTGGGCAACAAATATGAGGAGTCGCCGGATGAATTTAAGGAGACGAGTATGGGGATTGTGTTAAAGAGGCGTGATAATGCGCCCCTTCTCAAGATGATCTATGGTGGAGCAATTGACCGCTTGTTGAATCATCGGGATGTGGTGGGTGCAGTGGACTATGTAAAAGAGAAGGTGCAGGATCTGGTGGAGGGGCGGATTAAGTTGAGTCAGTTGACGATCACCAAGTCGTTGGCGGCGGATTATGCTGGTACGCCGCCGGCGCATAAGATGTTGGCAGATCGGATTGCGGCGCGGGATCCTGGAAATGCGCCGTCTTCGGGCGAGCGCATTGGGTTCGTGTATGTGAAGCCGGCGTCAGGGCAAGTAGCGAGTAAGTTGCAGGGTGATCGGGTAGAGACACCAGCTTGGATTGAGGAGAAAGGGTTGAAGGCAGATGCAGAGTATTATATTGAGCACCAATTGATGAATCCTTTATCACAGTTGTTCGGAATTCTGCTGGAGTCGATGCCAGGGTTTGTTGCACCGACTCGGTGGTCAGAAGTTCCTGAGAAGTTGATTGTACAGCGGGAGTTGATGGCAGGGGAGCTTCTGTTTCGGCAGGGATTGCAGGCTTGCCGATCAGCAGCAGCAGTCGACTTTATTTCAAAGATGGGTGGAAAGGCTCCAGCAGTAGCCGCTCCTAAAGCCAAGCGAACCACTGTAAAAACACCGTTATTGGATGCTGAATTAGCCGCCATTATGCCAAAGAAGCAAACATCAATGGATATGTTTATTAAACAAACTGCCTTAATGACTGATAGCCGAATGGCACGAGAGATGGTAAAGGCGAAGAGGGAAGCAAAGGAAGCAAAAGCTGCAAAGGAAGCAAAGGCAACAAAGGCATCTGCTGCAAAGGCGGCAGAGGAAGCATGAGACAGGAGAAAGGCTTGGAGAGAAGCCGCCACTTTTTTAGAGATGTCCCTGGCCGAGCTAAATCAAAAACTCATTCTTCTGGAAAAGTCCGAAGATCTCGATGGATATATCGCCGCCTGTCAAGAAAACTCTGCCAATGCCCGAGCCCGTTCCCTATGTCAATATACCCCTTGGAATGACCAGAGTCTTGCTATTGAATGTAAAAGGAGTGCTCCCTTATTACGAAGAAATGTGGAGGTTGTCATTATGACACCGTCTGCCGAAGGTGGAATGCCTCATACCCGCGCACCCAATGTTATATGTCTTCCGGCATACTGGCCAAAAGATCAGTTGGAAGAGACCCTACGACATGAATTAGTACATATTTCACAGCGTCAAAATCCCCGTGAATGGGAAAAACGACTCGCAACCGAAGGTTGGGTACCTGCTTCAGAGGTTGAGCTACCTACAGCATGGTTGAACAGATGTCGTATAAATCCTGATACATATGATGCAAGATTCTGGGCATGGAAGGGACGTTATGTTCCTATGCCCATTTTTGAAAGAGAAGACAAGCCTTCTCTGCATCAAATAGTCGTTCGCTGGTGGGACAAAGAAGAGGAGCGTCTGAGCAGCACAGCTCCTGATTCTTTTATTAAGAAATATGGAACTCTTACCAGCTCGAAGATGGAACACCCCTATGAGCTGTATGCATATCACGAGCTAAAATAGATGGGCAGCTCTGCACTTCCTATGCCTTCTACATCTTGGAAGATACCTTTACTAAAAAATCTTCCAATCTGTAATATAAAAGGTGAATTATATGATGTAAATGGCCTATTTATCTGCAAATACAAACCAATCAAGAGTCTTGGGGCAGGCACCTTTGGACATGTGGACGCCTTTCAACGCAAGTCAGCCAACGGCAAGTCAACCGTCATTGCTCTCAAACGTCCAAAGTTCCCAGAAATGAAATTATTAAACGAGGCTATATTTCAAAGACGACTTCATAATGATCTTATAGATTATGGACTTTCTAGCTGTGTACCACAAGTCTATGATATTTTCAGATATCAGCCAACTGACGATATCTGGTTTACAATGGAGGCCTTTGAACCATTACTAGTGTCACAATGGTGCATAAAAACTCTGGTTCTACCTGAAAAACGAAACTACATGATCCTTCTTCTTTTACAAATTGCTCTCATTATTGAAGTTTTTGAAATTGAATTGAAAATCGATCACCGTGATCTGAAGATTAATAACATGATAGTAGTTGATGAGCCAACGAATATTAATATTCAATGGAAAGGTATTAATAAATCAATAGCATTTCCCTTTCGCATTGTCTTTGTTGATTTCGGGTTTGCGTGCAAAGGAGAAGAGATTGATATTAAAGATTTTACCAATATTCCACCTCTTAGTGCATGTCCAAGAGAGGGACGCAATATTTTTCAGGTACTTGTCTCTTTATGGAATATTCAGACTCTCCGAAATACCTTGGAGACCACCTGGGGACAGTGGATACGTGAAAGAATCTCGAAAGTTCTTCCTAAAACACCCTGTGTATCATTGATTGAAAATGCAGTTGGGCTCGACTGGATGTATACCTTGGTCGAAAACAAAGAGTTTCAAGCACCTCTTTGTGCTCCCAATAAAATCATTCATGACTGTATGAATATGTTAGAGGGTGTGGATGCAGCTGCGGACTTTATAATTACCTTATAAATCTCTTGCACTATAGAATGAGCTTTTTTCTGGCGACATTTCCATTATCAATCGTATTTTTTACAATTTATTTATGTCTCATAGGATTTTGTCTTTTTACAAATTTAATGTTTACTATTTTAATCATTGTATTAATGCTAACTGGCTGCATAGATATATCTCCTTTATTTAAAATTGTAGATAAAGTATTAGGGTATTTATTTAAGGATACTATTGCAAGAATTGGCAAAAATATCCGCGAATCCTTTCCTGTCTATGGGAATATCTCCTATGATAAACAGGCTATTTATATACTTCATCCTCATGCCACCTTTTCCCTCGCACACACCTTTCATATTGCCGCAAAACTGACAGATTGGCCGCGTAAAGATTTAAAAGCAGTCTTACATTCTTTCATGTTAATAACAGATTTAATACCAAAGCTATTTAATCAAAAGTTTATATGTTCCACGTATTCAAGTATAAGAGAGGCTTTGAAAGAGGGGGATTCTATCTCTATGTGTATGGGTGGTCCTAGAGAAGCAATATATTCAAAAGAGGGTGGTATGGTGGCTGTTGTAAACTCGCGCAAAGGAATATTTAAGATAGCTCTTGAACAGGGTATTCCAATTGTGCCAGTCTTGTCATACGGTGAAACAGAAAATACAAAGGGTTTCTTTAACATGATTCATAGATGGTGCAAAATATATAGTGGAGTTCTTGAAACAAAAATAGAAACCCATATTGGAAAAGAGATTGAAATAGAACAAATAGAAGAACCCACGGAGATGGATATAATGCTGCTACGAAAGAAATATCTTGAGGCGATTCAGGAATTATACAAGGAGACTTCTCCTGAACATTACGATGATTTAGAAATTATGTGAGAATCTATTAAATTACATCATCTCTGGTATCATGGACTCCGTAATAGAAACTCAGAAAGGGTATGGGAATAAGTGCAAGAGGATTATAGCATAGAATATCATCTGGGAATGTGCCAAAGAGGATATCCCAGGTGGGAACTGTAAATCCATATGCAAGATTTTTATTACGCGTGTGATGATACATATGAAACATGCGAATTGGTTCATTTTCTCGTGTGAGCAAATTTGGTTGATGAACTTCCTTATGAATAAACTCAAAAGTCATATATGTTAATATAGCTGCAATCATCGCTGAAAAAATATGAGGCTGTGTAAAATATTGGGAGCCAATATATATGGTTATTGCATGATTCATATCAACATAGAGGATAGGTAGATGAATAGAATTGCTATGGGGTTTGAGATGATGATGACCATGCAGATAATAATATAAGGTTCCTTCAGTTGAGAAATGCAGCACACAACGATGATATAGGTACTCTGCGAGTGTGGCCAGAGCCACGCCATTACAGAATGAATAGAAATAGAATGTTTCTACAAAATATACATATAATGACAATAGAACAAGAGAATTAATAATACATATATCATATCTAGAACTTCTTATAAAAAGCCTTAGACATGATAATGCTGGCTTTATCAACATCATTCTTATTAATGTAGGCATTAGATTCTTAGACCCACGTTTCCAAAAAAATGAAATACGCAGGTCAACTGGAAATCAGTCCAGGAATCAGTCAGCTCAATGACAGACTTACCAAATCATATCTTGGTACAAGCAAAAATGCATAAAAGAATAGAAGGAGATCCTATTACAAGATATATATTATTTCAAGCGATTCATCAAGAAGATGGACTTTGGAGATTAGATGCGGTTCGTTCTCCTCAAATTATTCTTTCATTGGGAGAGTGGCACGCTGATGGAATAGAAGGAGTAGAGGAAACATATATGCATTATAGAAATACCTTACGAACAGATGAGCAGAAAATATTTGAAACAAAGATGAAACGAACAAATAAATATATGGTCGTTTCAGGTATTGGTACTATATATGTATACACCGTTGCAAAACCTAATACAGTTCTTTCTAAACATTATTTCCATGTTTGTTGTGGAAAAGATCACGTAAAAAAGGAATGGCATCTTTGCGTGACTCATACTGAGTCTGTGAAAACAACTCAGTGCGTAAGTTATAAGATTCCTGCACACATTGTTCGTAATTACATAGATACAGCCATACGCAATAAAGAAGATTGTCCTATTACAATGAATCCGCTAACCAAAGAGAATACAGTTTGTACTCCGTGTGGTCATTTGTTTAATAAGGATGCTCTTTGTAAAGCAATAGAAGTCACCAAGAAATGTCCTACTTGTCGAAATGAAATGACAATGGATGAGATTCAGAATTAAAATATGGATAATAATTATAAATGGCGGACGAAACGAGTATGTTGGAGAAAGGTAAAAGATATTTAACAAATCTGGCAAATGCGGTAACAGGGGTTGAGGGATTTGTCGATCAATCTGGAGAAGTTGCACTGGCTAAGCTACCCGCCTTCTTTATAGTTACAATGATATTATATTTTCTAATTCTTTTTCTATCAGCCTACAGTGCTGCCCGCCTCTCATATTGCTATAACATATTTACTGGAAGCACTTCCGACGTGGCACTTTTGTGGTCGGTGGTTTGTTTCTTTTTCCCTGGTATTTATCACGTGTTTTATGCACTGGCACTCAATCCTTTGTGCCAGATAAAGGGGCGCAGCAAAAATGGTGTGAATAATTTGGGAATGATGGGTGGCAGAAAGTGAAGCGACCTGAGCGCCACCGACGAGCGTAGCGAGGAGGATGGGGGAGTGGGCGTGCTAACGCCCGCTTCTCCACCGAGGAGGTGAGGAGCGAAGCGACGAAGCGACGAGGGCTGGTGCTCTGGTCGCTTCAGCGACCAGAGCGCCACTGAAACCCGCAAATATCACAAATATACAAGTATAACATATTAACTGCATCATACTTAATATAAATGATATCAGGATCTGCCTTACCGTGATTACTATCGCAAGAAGGCTCGGGACACTTGATATTTTTACGAATGTGGGGCAAACGAGGATCCTGTCGGGTGAATTCATTCAACAGAATCTTATATCCCTCCGCCGAGCGCTCCTTCACCATCATTTCCATTACCATCCCGCCCTTCTCATCCTTTTCATTATGCCCACAGTTCCTGCAAACTCTGGAAAGAATCTGATCTTCACCAGAAACCTGTAGATACAAATAATACTTACATGTGGGACAAAAGCGAATTGCCGAGTCCTGTCTCTCAGCTGCCTCCATGTCTGGAACTTCAACATCCAGAGGAGCTGCCTCGGTCACATTTCCATTTGATACAACACCTTCAGGCACACGACTGAGAGCAAGAGTATCGGCAATAACATTTACTTCTGCTTCTCCTGCATTTGCCGCATCTGCTCCTACGGATGCAGCTGTAGGGGCAGGCGTCTTATTCTTCTTCGCCCGAGTTTTCTTAGGAGCATCAGCCATATCTGATGTGGGTTCAGGGACATTTCTTTGAGCCAATGCTCCGCGAACCCCCTCTAACACCGTTGCCCGAACCTTTGGTGTTCTCGGGGGAGAATGCCAGAGTTCTGCAGTTTGTGTTAAAGGAAGGATTGTATTGGCGTCTGGGTTTTGGAGAAGCTCCTCTTTCCCCAGACTCTTGAGTGTGGCCAAGGTGCGCCGCCAATTTGGAACCTTTTTCAGGTCGCTGTAAACGGCAGAAGCAGAAGCCAGAGTCTCGCCTGTACCTTTTCCTGGAGCTGCATCAGCCGAGGAAGAATAGAATTGAAATATATCTGCCATGGGACATGCTAATGACGCGAGGGGATGCAT